AAAAAATTACATCAAGTTTGGCTAGGTGACAAAGAAATGCCTAAAGAGTTTGTGGAATATACAAAAAAATAACCTATGATTTTTAAAGCAGGAAATAAAACAATACACTACTGTCCAACTCCAAAATGTGGAGGCACATCCATCAAAGTGATGATCCGTAAAGGGGTAGAGGGTATCATTGATTATCAAAATAAGATTCATTCTAGATTCCCCACAAGGCTATTTATGGAAGTAGAAGCAGATATTAAATTTTGCATTGTGAGAGACCCCGTAGATAGGTTTTTATCAGCATACTTAAATAGAATTGTTCATTATGGAGACATGCCATTTGTAGAATTCGATGATTTTGTTGACAATTTTTACGAAAAATACTATAGGTTTGATAATAACATACATCACCATTTTCGACCACAAGTTGATTTTATAGGCCACTCCTCTAGCTACTACAATAAAATTTTCTTCTTTAATGAAATGTCTTCAGTGCCAGAATTCTTAAGTGAAATCATGGGGAAGTCAATAGAATCAGAACATGAACAAAGGACTAAAGGTGGTGAAAAACCAATACCAACTAAATCTCAAATTGATTCTATAAAATCTTTTTATCAAGATGATTACAGATTTTTGAAGCAACTAAAAGATGCTTGAAATAATTCATAAAACACAGTAATATAAATGCATATACGATGAAATTCAAAGGTAAAAGCAACATCATTAAAGAGGTACAAAGTAAACTTGGACTTAAAGCTGACGGGATTGATGGCCCCGCTACATGGAAAATGATTTGGGAAAACCTGATTCATGAGGATAAAGGAGAGCCAGAAAAGCCAGAGCCGCCAGTTCAAAAACTTAAAGATGATTACCCTGAAGTTTACAAAGCTTCCCCAAACCAGTCTGGAACCATTAAACCTAAGTATGTTATTCTGCATCATAGCAGTGGAAGTCATGATGGGACTCGTTCATGGATTTTAAATGCCGCATCAAAGGTTAGTTATCACTATCTTATCGCGGCTGATGGATCTCTTACACAATTTGTCTATGACAAAAAAAGAGCTTGGCATGCTGGAAGATCTTCTTGGAAAGGTGTAAGCGGTCTAAATGGTCATAGTATCGGCATTTCTTTCTATGGAGATACCAATAAACGCACACCAAGCGCTGCTGAAATTGATTCCGCTGCCAAGAAATGCAAATACCTTATGGATAAGTTCAATTTTGGGATTGACAATATCCTAACGCATGAAATGATTGCCCCCAACAGAAAGAATGATACTTCTGCTGCTACCTACCAAATGGTTATTGATCGCATAAAGAAACTTTAACATGAAAAAACTAATTAAATCACTGTTCGGTTTATTTCGACGTAAACCAGCCCCTCAAGAAGCGTTTGACGTAGACCCCAAGATGTCAAAGAAAATGAAAGAGATATTCGGAACAGACCACAAGTTTGCTGAATTAGCTGTATACGATGAAGACAGCAGGAAAAAGGTGGAGAGGTTGCTGGAAACTATTGAAGAAGACCCAGATCGTCTATGATTTATATTTTACGAGCAGGAAACTCAGACAAAGTAAAAATTGGCTTTAGTAAAAGCAACAGGAGTTTAGATAAAAGAATCAAAGCTCTCCAAGCATGTAGTCCTCAACGTTTAAAATTAGATGGTAAAATGAGAGGTAGCAAACTTAAAGAAAGGTATTTGCACCATTTATGTATCAAAAGACATCTTCATAATGAGTGGTTTTCTTTGACAACAAAAGAAGTTTCGCGTTTGATAAAAAAATATAAGCATTTTAGCCCTACAATTTATCACGGTAAAAAATTTTCTTTGACAGAAATTTCTATGGCATCTAGGAGATTAAAATCCAAAGGGAAATTCAAAACAATTCCCCCAGATCGACTGTGATATTTCCAAATATGGACTACAATTTTACAGCTTTTTTTAAAAAAACTAATTAATTTCTATGATTCCTAAAAAACTAAAATATTTTCCTTGGATGTCGAGGGAAGCAATAAAAAAATCTAAAGCTTTAGGTTCGATCAAGAATTCAATCACATCTGGAGGTGGAAATTTAGCTGGTTACCTTGGCGAAATAGCTCTAGCCAGACACCTAAAAGCAGATAATGTTTCTTGCGATGAGGGGAACGAGAAATACAATTATGATTTATTAAAGAGCGGAAAAAAGATTGAGGTTAAAACCAAGAGGAGAACGAGAGACGTTGAAGGTCATTACGAAGTCTCTATCGCTGCAACCAGCAAGCATCAAAAAACAGATGTTTATGCTTTTATTTCGATCACCTTTGACAAGAAAGAGGGAAAAGGTAGAAACACTACTTATCACAAAGTTAAATCAATTTGGTTATGTGGTTACATGAATCAAGACGAATACTTTAAGAAGGCTAAGTATATGCGTAAGGGGCAGATAGATATATCAAATGGTTTTAGAGTTCATGCAAACATGTATAACATGCCTATAAGCGAATTAAAAAGTAATATTAATGAAACATAAAATACAAGAACTCATTATTCTTTTGGGGTCTATTCTGATTGGTATTCCAATGGGATTGATTGTTGGGCTAGTCTGTTGGTTTAAGTTTCCATTTGAAATATATGCCACTGCTAGAATTGATTTAGCTAAAAGAAGAGTAAGGGAAGCTGAAGAGCTGATCGAACAATACGAAAAAGAAAACTCTTCTGAAGGAATGTGGGACAGACATATAGAAAGAATAAAATCTCAAGAAAATAATTATGACAACTGAAGATCTATTGAAACTGCATAAAGATACCTGCGATACTTGCAGGGACATTATGAAGCAAAAAAATAACGATTATACTGGAGGGAAAACTTCGAAAGATCCCTTCGCTAATTTTAACGCTGCATCTGTCCTTGGGATTGATCCAGTGCAAGGCTTACTGCTTAGAGTCATTGATAAGATTCAAAGGATTAGGTCTTTCACAAATGATAAGGAGTTGAAGGTCTCAAATGAGAGTGTCGAAGATGCTTGCGATGATATTGTTAATTATGCAATTTTAGCAAAGGCGATGCTTATGGAGCAGCGGGAATCATTTTAAATTAAATTTAAAAAAGCCTTGCATTGGGGTGTTCGATAAACCATAATGGCCTCGTTATGGAATTCGAACATCCCATTTTTGTTAGCCCGGAAGAGTATGAAGAGTATCACCAGATCATGAATGAACTGGCAGAGGAAGCAGAGAGAAACACTCTACATCCCCAACCTAAAGATCTTGGTCTGGAAAATAATTCATTTTTTAATCAAAAAAATATTGACTCACCCAGAGTCCGAGCTTAATCTACATCCAGTTATGAGTAATACAACAAAACGAGGTCGTGGTCGCCCCAAGGGTTCAACCAGTTTCATCAGCATCAAACTTGCTGATCTTATCAACAATCTTGGTCCCAATGCCAACGTGTCAGTCAGTAAAAAGTGGCTTGATTCGGTTGGCATCGAGATTCAAGAGTCATCTGCTCCATCTATGGTTGTTTCTTCGACCACTGATGAGCTTGAAGCTACAGAGACTATCCAATTCCAAATCCACTAAGCTATGTTTGAAAGACTTGTAGGTCAGAGTGAAGTCAAGGGTCGCCTTGATTTCTATGCTAAAGCTCACAAAGCTGGCTCTATCATTCCACCCATCATGCTCAACGGAGCTAAAGGTTTGGGTAAGACTGAGTTCGCTAAGGAGTTCGCCAAGGGAATCAAAAGAAAACTTCTTGAGATTAACTGCGGGACAATCCGCAATGCTCAACAGTTTTTTGAACAGGTCTTCATGCCAGCTATCGCTGGAGAGGAGATCACTGTCCTTTTGGATGAGTGTCACGCTCTCCCTAAAGATTTGGTTGAGGTATTCTTGACGGTGTTCAACACTGAGGGGAGTAAGAGCAAGCAAGTTTCCATTGGAGAAGGTTTCGCCACATTCGACTTTGAAAAGCAGAATTTCTTGTTTGCTACTACAGAACTCCACAAAATCTTCGATCCATTGAAGGATCGTATGACTATTGTAGATTTCAAGCCTTATGTTTCTAAGGAGCTTGCTCACATCATTCAGAAGAAAATTGATTGGGTTCAGTTCGATAAGGTTGTCCTTGATCAGATTGCTGACACCGTTCGCGGTAACGCCCGTAGCGCAATCAAAAGAGCTTTGGAGATCAAAGCATTCTGCGAGATCAACAACAATCCAAGGGTGGATGCAAAAGCTTGGCTTAAAATAAAACAAATCTTGGGGATCAAACCACAGGGTTTAACTAACCTTGAGGTCCAGATCCTTGACATTCTCAAATCCAACGGCCCTAGCTCCCTCCAGATGCTGTCTGCTGTCACTGGGATGTCTCGCTCTGCCATCCAGCTTGAGGCAGAGAACAACCTCCTCCGAAGTGGATTCATGGAGATCGATGGTAAGCGTAAGATCACAGTCAAGGGAACAAACATATTGAAGGAGTTAGCATGAGATATGTAGTATCACAATGGGGAACAGGCTTGTCGATTGGAATGATTGGCAAGCCAGAGGAGGTGGAAGAAGATAAGAACTTGGCTCATAATATATTTGGGGCTAGATCATATGATGATGTGTTTAATGGGCGCATCAATTTCAGTAGTATTTTTTATTTTTATAAATTCCTACTCTACAAACATGCCCTCCCATACATGTTCCAACATGGCGGCTCCCTTCGATCAGCGATCAAAGCCACCAAGCACAAGGTCAAGGAATACACCATAATCAAAGACAACTTCATGTTCCAGATAAGTAGATTGCCCGTGGCTTATAATGTAGGATTATATAATGATGGGGACTTTGGGTATGAGTATGAAGACTAAAATATAATTAGTTATAAATGAATAAAAAAGAATTTAAGCCAATTCCCAAAGACATAGGGGATTACCTTGCTTACAGTGAAGAATCAAAAACTGGGCTTATTAATAAAGTTCACAGGAGTGGCAATTGTAGAAAAGGCCAAGAATCTGGGTATGATGGCCTAAATGGATATTACATAGTAGGGTTTGAAAACAAACTTTATAGGGTTCATAGGGTTGTTTATTTTCTCAAGACAGGTGTAGACCCACAAGAAAAGCAGGTTGATCATATAGATGGGAATAAATTAAATAATAAAATTTCAAATCTTAGGTTAGCTGATAACCAACAGAACAATGCTAACAAAAAGAAACGAAAAACTAATACTAGCGGAATAACTGGGGTTTATTGGCGAAAAGATAGAAACAAGTGGGAAGCGGATATTATGGTTTCATATAAATCTCATAAACTTGGCCACTTTGATGATTTTGACAAAGCTGTAGCGGTCCGTGTAGCAGCGGAGCATAAGTTCCAACAAGGATACAGAAGTAATCACAATGATCAATACGAACTACTCACTCCAGAGCTATTAGAATGGAGCAAGAAGTATTTAGAAGATAGGATAAAGAAACTTAATTGGGACATATAATATTG